CTGCGCCGTCGCGCGGGACAGCTCCGCGTCAATAGCCGACTGGCGTTCCAGCCGATCGATTTCCTTGCCGAGGCTGACCACATCGGCTTCCATTTTCTCATAGGTGTCGACGTCCTCAGCGGAGAGCAGGCCGTCGGTGCCGCGCTTGGTGTCCAGAAACGCCTTGGCGGCGTCCCACGCCTTAGCGCGTTTTTCTCGCAGGGTAAGGATTTGATTCATGATTCTTCCTCCAATCATAGGCCTGTTGCCGTAGAAAACAGGTGAAGCCTGTCTCCTTAATGCTGCAAAAGCGCCAGCCTCTTATCGAGGTCTGACGCTTTCGTCTTGGGCTGTTCCGGTGTAGCGGGGGGCTTGGGAGCTTTAGCGCGGAGTTTATCCAGCAGGCTGTTGGTGACCGCCCGGCGGGAGAACACGAAGCTGTTCTCCGCAGGCTCCGCGTGTGCAGCGGGCTGGAACATGATCTCATCGCAGAAACCAAGTTCCAGCGCCTTGTTGGCGTTCATCCAGGTTTCGGCGTCCATGAGATTGGAGAGCTTCGTGCGGGAGAGCCCCGTCTTGATCTCATAAGCGTTCACGATGGACTCTTTTACCTCATCCAGCAGCTGAATCGCCTTGCGCATTTCCTCGCTGTCACCCATGGCCACCGTGAGGGGGTTGTGGATCATGAGCAGCGACGTAGGCGACATGAGCACCTGCGTGCCCGCCATGGCGATCACCGAAGCCGCGCTGGCGGCGATGCCGTCAATCTTCACCGTAACGTCATGGGGATAGTCCATAAGCATGTTGTAGATCTGGGCCGCAGCGACGCAGTCACCACCGGGGCTGTTGATCCAGACGGTGATCGGGCCGCTGCCGGAAATGAGATCAGCCTTGAAGGCGGCTGGCGTGACCTCATCTGAGAACCAGCTTTCTTCCGCGATGACGCCACTTAAATAGAGTGTGCGGGACTCCGGTTCGGTTTCATCCCGTACCCAATTCCAGAAAACCTTGTTTTTCATTGGGTTTCTCCTTGTGTTTTCATTGTGTTGCTTGCTTTACAGGGCTTTCCTTGCCTGCGAACGCGCCGGCTTGGACTAATTTGGTCATGCTCCCGTTCACGAGGAAAAGGTCGCCCCCTTCGGATGCAGGGATGCGGTTCATGTCCTCTAGCTCGCGGATATCGTTGGCGGAAAGCCATCCGTTTTGCCTGCCAGTGGCGTAACCCGTCATGCGGCTGGCATAATCGCCGCGCATCAGCCCGTCCAGATTGAAGCGGATGAAGAGGTTACTCTTTTCGGAGGGCAGCAGTAACGCTTGACAGAGCGACTGTTCCCAGCGCACCACCCAGGGGTCGAGCGTGTACTTGACGAATTCGAGGGACTGCTGTTCAATGTTCGAAAATGACGATTTCTCCAGGTCGCCGACCATGTGGGGAGGCACGCGGAAGATACGCGCGATCTCGTCAATCTGGAACTTGCGTGTTTCCAGAAACTGCGCCTGTTCCGGCGGGATGCCGATGGCTTGAAACTTCATGCCCTCTTCTAAAACCGCCACACGATGGGCGTTCCCGCTGCCCTGATACGCCGCGTTCCAACTGTCTTTGACCCGCTGGACGTCCTTAATGACGCCCGGATGCTCCAGCACACCGCCGGGATTAGCGCCGTTGACAAAGAAGCGCGCGCCGTATTCCTCGGTCGCCAGTGCCATCCCGATCGCGTTCTTCGCCATAGCGATGGGGCTGTAGCCAACGAGGCCGTCGAACCCCAGGCCGGGGATATGGAGCACTTCGTCCCTGCGGAGCGTGACATATCCGCCCTTGGGTTTCAGTCCACTTTCATCCGTATCCCGGTAGTAGGTGTAGAGGAGCTGTCCGTTGGCTGCGCGGCTGACTTCCATCTTGCTGGGGAGCAGCGGGTACAGCGCGACAGGCTGACCCCTCCCGTTTCGGATGATTTGGGCGTAGGCGTTGCCCCAGAGCAAAAGATGGCTCATGAGGGTTTCCCGGAACACGAAAGACGTCATCTCAGGATTCGGCTCGTTGTGGAGCAGCGTATACAGTGGATGCTGAGGGAAACGCTCCTTGCTACCATCCATGCGGTACTGATACACATGCAGCGGCAGCCCGGCGATGGCTTCCGAGAGGATACGCACGCAGGCGTACACCGCCGTGGTCTGCATGGCAGTGCGCTCGTTGACCATCATCCCGGCTGTCGTACCCCCAAAGAGAAATGAGAACGCGCTCCCCACGCGATTTTGGGGTTTGTCGCGGGAGTGGAACAGTCCGGTGAAAATACCCAAGCGCAGTACCTCCAAGGCAATAAAAATAAGGACGATCTTTCGATCATCCTCTCTAATTGCTTATCCTATGAGCCTAGACGTGGCTATGTATCCACTGTTCCAGTTGCGTCGCGGAAATGCTACCGTCGGCCAAGCCCAGTCCAAGCGCAATCAGTTCATCGTCCGTACAATCGATCGGTAATCCATTCAGTTCCAGAAACACCATCATCGCGAGAATGCCGACGCGTTTGTTTCCATCGACAAATGGATGATTGCACACCAAGGCAAAGCCGAGTCGGGCTGCTTTGGTCAGCAACGACGGGTACAGATCCTGCCCATCAAAGGTTTGAAAGGGAACATTCAGCGCAGAGTCCAGCAATCCTTCGTCCCGCAACCCATCCAGGCCACCTGTTTCATCCAACAGCAAGCGATGCAGTATTAAAATCTGTCCGCTGGTCAGCCTTCTCATTTAGCAAGTACCTCAAAGGCTTTTCGATACTGGCTAACCAGTTTCTTGCCGATGAGATTGACGTCCTCATCTGCTGCGCTCTCCTCGCTTTGGAACTGAGTGAACGGAATCAGCACATACCGCGGCGTGTTGTTTTTCAGGATCACAGCAGCGCCGTTTTCATCGGCCATTCGGGCAACTTTGGAGAAATTCTGATTCGCATCCGTGATGGAAACGAGATTTTTGATGTTCACCTGCATATTACTCACCTCTTCTCCAGTATATCCGAACAATAGGATAAATTCAACCTACTTTATTGCGAACATATTCTGATGAAGCGGTGTGTAAATCATAAGACCAGCAGACCGCGTGCATTATAGACACTTTCCGCATTGCTATTGCCGCACCTTATCGCCCGATCCAGCGCCATGATGGTTGCAACTGCGCCGTCGATCTTCTCCGTGGACTTTTCCTTATCCGGCTTGATGTTCCCTGCCGGGTCGGTACGAACGTAGATATTGTCCATCATCCACCGGAGCACTAGATGCCCGCCGTGGGCGAGCTTCTGTTCCAGCGTCAGTTTCATCAGTTCCTTGGTCGGGGGCGACATATCCTTGAATCCCTGCCCAAAGGGCACGACGGTAAAACCGAGCCCTTCAAGGTTTTGCACCATCTGCACAGCGCCCCAGCGGTCAAATGCGATTTCCCGAATGTTGAAGCGCGTACCAAGCTCCTCAATGAACTTTTCAATGAAGCCATAATGTACAACATTACCTTCTGTGGTCAGCAGAAACCCTTGTTTTTCCCAGAGATCGTATTGCACATGGTCGCGCCGTACGCGCAGGTCGATGTTTTCCTCCGGAATCCAGAAGTAAGGCAGCACCTCGTACTTACCGTCAGCGTCCTCCGGCGGAAACACCAGCACAAAAGCGGTCACGTCAGTCGTACTGGACAGGTCAAGCCCACCGTAGCAGACGCGGCCGGAAAGCCTCTCTGGATCGACGGGAAACGCGCAGGCATCCCACTTGGCCATTGGCATCCAGCGTATCGCCTGCTTGACCCATTGGTTGAGGCGCAATTGCCGGAAGCTGTTTTCCTCGGCAGGATTCTGCTTGGCACTCTCGCAGGCGTCCTTCACCTTGTCGATGGATACCGTGATGCCCAGAGAGGGATTGGCTTTCCTCCAAATTTTAGGATCAGTCCAATCGTCCTCTTCCCTGGCGCCGTAAATGACCGGGTAAAACGTAGGATCGCGTTTTCGGCCTTCGAGTATGTCCAACGCCTTCTGGTGGGTTTCGAAGCAAATGCTCTGCGTGTCCGTGCCCGCTGTGGTGATCAGGAAGTAGAGCGGCTGTGTGCGCGCGTCGCCGGAACCCTTGGTCATGACGTCAAAAAGCTTGCGGTTGGGCTGAGTATGCAGCTCGTCAAACACCACGCCATGGATGTTGAAGCCATGCTTGGAGTAGGCTTCTGCCGATAGCACCTGATAGAAGCTGTTGGTGGGCAGGTAGATGATCCGCTTGGTGGACGCGAGGATTTTCACCCGTCTGGAGAGCGCCGGGCACATCCGCACCATGTCGGCGGCTACCTCGAACACAATGGATGCCTGCTGACGATCGGCTGCGCAGCCGTACACCTCGGCGCGCTCCTCGCCGTCACCGCAGGTCAGCAGTAAGGCGATGGCTGCAGCCAACTCGGAATTGTGCGTCTGTAAACACGAGCGTCCCACCAAATACCGGTGGGACGCGCTATCAACCTGTATGCATTGCATACCCCGGTTTTCGATCGGCTCGATCTTATCAATGTAACGGTAATGGCTTCGCGTGCGCGGGTTGCGCTCCACAGACTGGCTTCTCTTTCTGTGCATCTCCGATACCGGCGTATCCTTGAATGCGGTAAACTTAATATAGTATAGCGTTTCGCCGGTTTCTTTCCGTCCGCATTCCGCGCTGGGCAAGCTCCAATCGATCCTTTGTGTGGATACCGCCGTTTCGATCGCGTTTTTGATGCCGAGGCTCCACAGCAATTCGCTGACGCTTTCCGCAAGCCTGCGTTCTGTAGACGAATAGATCGCTTGCCCTTTTCGATTGCTGATCGCGCCGTCCGAATCCATCAGGCCTTGCAGCAATCGCAGCCGTTGCTCTTTTCCTGAGAGTAGATACGCGACGGGAATTACCTTGTCACGAAAGCTGTCAAGCAAAGCGCAACGAAGAACCGGTATCCGAAAAACGAGGCTGTCGCCTGTATTTTGCCATACGCTGCCGACCATGTGGTAAGGTAGGATGTGCCTCAAAACAGCCGCGACATCGCCAGTCTTTACGGTGATCTCCGGCTTGACCGCGTTTCCGTTTCCAAGCCAATAACCATATAGGTAAGGTTCCACCGGCAAGTCTGCGTCTCGCGTCTCAAGCGCTCCCGCCAAGGGAATCCGAAAGCGAAAGCAGTTTCTGTCACGTGGCAGGCTCGCCAACTCGCCTGTTGTCAAAACACAGGGGTTGTTTTTTCCGCGCGTATATTCTCCGAACCACTGATGGTTCTCGCCCGCCTCAATGATCTCTCCATCTTTGAAGGTGATTCGGTACGCGCGCTCGGCATAGTCCACCGCGCTCTTGGCAACGACGCGGCATGGTTTCCCTCGTTCGTCGAAAACAACGTCGCCGACAGCGATTGCGCCCATCGTTGAAAACCCATCGGGTGTGGGAATCGGCGTATCAAGCGCCACTTGTTTGCCCATCTTCTTGGGGATTTCGACATAGGCCGTGTTGAACTGCCTGTATCCATTGGGCTTGAGAATCCCAAACACATCGCGGATGATTTGTTCCTGCCAGTCGATCAGTTCAAAGGGCTTGCCCGCCCAGCTGCCTTTCGTGTGGGAAAGTGCCTGTACAAAGGAAACGGCGTAGTCGGCGGCGGCCTTGCTGTATACGCTGTCTCTGGCCTTGAAGAGCGTTGGGCTATACCGGTGAAGCTTTCGCACATCGCGGCCTCCTCTGCGTGGAATGAAAATGGCTCCGACCCGCCAAACGACGGATCGAAGCCGATCTATGACTACGGGAAGTAGCCCCTTGCGGGGCTATCCCGGTTGGTTTCGCTGTCAGTTGAACATCTTCAGCAGCTTTGCGTACACCGCTTTGCCGCCCGCGTCCAGTTCGTCATGATCCAAACCCCGGTCGTAGCCGTAAAGCTCGACGCCGTTCTTTCGAATCGAGAGCTTGGAAATCCGCCCCTCGTCGATTCCGTAGGAGGAACCTTCCTCGTAGTGTTTGACCCAGTATTCGTACCCGTCCATCATGCCTTCTGTCCACATCGCGTTATCCTCCTTCACGTTTTGAAGCTCGGCCTTGCCGCTTCGCATGTACATATTCGCTCTGAACGGCCTCAATAGCAAGTAGAATAAGGGTTTCTGATGTGTAGAGAAATCAGCGGCAAATTTGTGTAGATTACAAACTGATGCGATTACTCAGCCCCAAGTTTGCGCACCTCGCCCATCCCCCAAAGTATGCCCTTGTCAAAGCCTCGATCCCAAAGGCAGAACACCGTCCCGATGCTTCCGACGAACTGTACCGTTCCCAGATCGCCCGGCTTCAACGGGGAGGTGGGGTCAAGGAGCCAAAGCAGTTCTACGCGCGTACCTGGCGGGAGGCGGGTGCAGAGCGCTGCCACCGCCTCCAGTGCCGGACACGCCATCCCCCCGCTACCTCCTTCTCCCCGGCGCCC